TGCAGTAATGCTACCAGAGTTTGCGCTTGCATAAGCACTAAACGCCGGTCCAGTCCCGCCGACAGGTGTGGCTAGTTCCGCTTGAGTAATCGTCGCGTCCGGCAACCCGCCCGCGCTGATGCCCGTGATAGAGCCTGTGCCGTTGATACCGATTGGCATATTACACCACCGTCCAAACTGAGCCTGACGGAACCGTGACCGTCACGCCGGAGTTGATTGTCACCGGGCCGAATGTGCCGGCATTCTGACCAGAGGGGATGCTGTAGTTCGTCGTCACCGTCTGGTCGTTCAAGTAGAAGACGTTGTCCGTGCCGCCACCGGTAGCACCACCACCGACCTGGGACCAATCCGTTCCGTTGTAACCTTCGAAGGATACCGTTGTCGTGTTGAAGCGGATGTAGCCGGCAGCGGGGGCTGCAGTGGTCGTGCTGCTGATCGGAACTTGGAAGGCGTTCTTGAAGTAGCCGGTGCCGTAGACCGTGATGTCCTGCCACACATCTGCGCTACCGAGGATCTCGGTAGCACCGACGAGGCGTGTGCTGAGCGACGGGACCGAGTACTGATAGACGGTGTCGTTCGTTAGACCAACGACGTACATCTTGAGACCGTCGGGGCGCACATACAGACCCGTCGGCGCGTTTTCCTGAGAAGCAACGCTGAACTGCGTGCTGGAGTAGGAGGCCGTCGAAATATCCCAAGGAGTCGTCAGGTTGTAGATCGTGATGTCATCATCGTTGGAACCCAAGATAAACATCCGGGTGCCGTCGTTAACGAAAGAGATGTCTTGGGGAGTGACTTCCTGAGACGCAACGGAGAACGACTGGATGTACGACGCCGTCGAGACGTCCCATGCGGTAGCGAGATTGTATTGGTAGACGGCGTCACCCGTACTACCGACCATGAACATCCGAGTTCCATTGTCGCGGAAGTAAATCCCGGCCGGGGTGATATCCTGCCCCGCAACAGAGAATGACTTGCTCTCGTAGGACGCGGTTGAGATATCCCACGGAGAGGTCAAAGCGTATTGATAAACCGTATCGTTGGTCTGGCCAACGATATACATCTTCAGGCCGTCTTCTCTGAAGTACAGACCAACTGGGGCCGAATCCTGAGAGGAGACTGAGAAGACGCGGACATAGGTGGCCGAAGAAACAGTCCATGCCGTAGACAAGATGTACTGATTCACATCGTCTCCGGCAGGTCCCATGACATACATGTTCCGCCCGTCGGGGCTGAAGAACACCGCGTTGGGATCCGCCTCTTGCGCCGAGACTGAAAACGAAACGCTGTCATAGGTCGCAGACGCCATCTGCACATCGCTGATGGTCGTGTCTTTACGAGAGTTGAACCCGTAAGCCGGCGCGGTCAGGCCGATGCCGACATTGCCAGAGGCATCGATCACGAAGGGACTGCCGTCCGGGTTCGCAGCGTCCTCGACAAGGAGCGCGTTTCCGGAGCCTGTCTGGGTCACGCGCAGGGCATTGCTGCTGCTCGAGCCGCTAATGACAACCCCAGGTTGAACGGTGGAGTTGATTGTAAGAGTGTCTGCCGAGCTGTCGCCGATGACGAGGTTGCCTGTGAAGGCGTCCATGGCCGGGACGACGTTCGTGCCGTCGCAGTAAACAAGTGTTGCCGTCCCGTTCGGAACTGCCACACCGGTTCCGGCGGCGGTCTTGATGGTGATCGAGTACCCACCAGTCGTCGCGTTCTGAACAACGTAAAGCTTTTGGACGGCGGGGCAGATGACGTTCCGAGTGGCGCTAAGCGTGCCGCTCATATTGAGGACCATCTGACGCGCTTGGTCCGTGGCGCCGTTCGCTGTCGTAAGCGTATAGTCGGCGTCCGTCATCGTGATCGAAGCAACGCCCGCAATCGCTTCTTCGATCAGGGTGCCGAGGTTCGTATTGGTAGTGATGCCCCACGTACCGGACTGCTCACCAGTGCCGATGAGTTCGATGCGCAGTCGGGAGGAATAAGTACTTGCCATCTAAGACCTCTAAGCGGCGATTGGCACCCAGTTTGCGGATTGGGATGGGTTGATCGGACTATACCCGCCGCCAGTCGAAGGAGCAATAGGTGTCCAGTTCGGGTCTTGGTCTGGGCCAATATTATTCCAGACTAAGACTTCCGACACAAGGCCCATGCACTCGACGCCGGTAAGTTCGACGTTTGCGGATGCAGAAATCTGTACTGCATAAGAGCGAGCTTCCGCCTCCACCCCAGATGGGTACACTCTGGCGGAATAGACGGCGTCTACACTGCCGACCTCGCCCGTGCCCTCGACACCCGTCGGGAAGATGTTGGCGGAATATGCAGCTTCTACGGTGCCAACCTCACCTGTCGCGGAGACACCCGTCGGGAAGATGTTGGCGGTGCGGCTTTCTGTAACTAGGCCGACTTCGCCCGTGCCTTCGACACCCGTGACGAAGACGTTATTGATGGACTTAGCAACAACCTGCCCCACGTCTCCCGTGGCAGACAGGCCGGAGACCGGGACATTCGCTATCCCCGTTACCGTGACGGAGTTAACTTCACCCGTTGCAAACAGGCCGGTGACCGGGGCGTTCGCGTTGGCCGCTACAGCCACAGTTCCAACTTCACCCGTGCCGGCGAGCCCGGTGACGGAGACGTTGGCAATCCCGATTACAGTTACCGAGCCGACTTGACCCGTAGCCGTTAGGCCGACGGGGTAGATATTTGCATCCCCTTCAGCGGAAACGGAGCCGACAGAAGCCGCAGCCTCCAACCCTGTTACGGTGACGTTGGCCTTTGACGATACGGCGACCGTGCCGGTTTCGCCGGTGGCCACACCGACTGCAACAGAGCCCACGCCCCATGGGAGGTCGCCCCATCCAGCGGACCGGTTCCACCCTTCAAAGGCTGCAGCCGCAGCATATCCAGCGTCCGCGGTAAGGGTACCGGCGGATGCCGTGCCGGAAACACCCGTGACAGACGCATCAGCTTTTGCGCTAGTTGTGACTGACCCGACAGAAGTAGTTCCAGAAACCCCGGTTACGTTGGCAGTTGTCCCAGACGACACCGTGTAGGTGACGATGATGGCGCTATTAGCGCCGGAGCCAGCGTTTCCGGTTGTAGTTAGCGCACCACCAGACCCAGCGCCGCCAGCACCGTACAATCCGCCACTGCCACCAACAGCGGTGTTACTACCGGACCCGCTCGAAGCGCCACCGGAACCACCGCCCCCACCGCCAGCCCCCGCAGTCCCACCCGCCGTAATTGCGTATTCTGTCCCTGCTGCCCCCGATGCACCAGCACCACTGGTAGCCCCTGCGGCTGTTGTTCCGCCACCGCCACCGCCACCGCCGCCTGCGGTCGATGTTCCGCCCGCTCCAGCAGGACTTGTTCCGCCGGTTCCGCCAGCGGCATTTGCATAGTTATTTCCACCTATGCCACCGGCACTGGAGCTAGTCGCAGTAGCCGTTCCGCCCGCACTTCTGACGCCACCGCCACCGCCGCCGCCGGTACTAGCAAGGGTGGCACTGTTGCCACCTGAAAACCCATTACCTAGGTTTGAACCCGCAGAGCCGCCACCGCCACCCCCTGTTCGTACACCCGCAGACGGAGCGCCGCCCGTTCCACCAGAATAAACGGTTGTCCCGAAGCCGGATGCGGAGGCCCCACCCGCCGCGTTACCAGAGTTCGTTCCGCCAGCGCCGCCTTTAGCGAGGACACCTGTCGTGTTCGATGTCGGTGCGGTGTTGGAAGAAGTGCGAGAAGATGTATTCCAGTTCAGCCAAGTGTCGCCACCCGCAACGCCGTTGGATCCCGCAGTCGTCGATGTGACGCCCCCAGACCCAATGGAAATATAGACTGTGGTGTTGGGTAGAAGGTTCAGCGAGCTGGAAGAAAACGCTCCGCCACCCCCGCCGCCACCACCGGGGTTCGACCCGGTAGCAGCCTTGCGGCCCGAGCCGCCTGCGCCGATAACGACAACGGTGGCATTGGTTGTGCCGTCAAGGTCGGACGGCGTTACCCACGTTGTCCCGGAGGTGACGAGTACGGTTTTAGTTGCCATCAGTACCCTCCATCACGGGAGGGTCGGGGTCGTGAAAGTCATTGATGACGGGGTCATAAACCCATCCAATGGCGCAAACGAAGTTGTCTGCGTCGGACAAAAAGCAGCCGTCGGGTGCAACGTCATCGAGGCTGTCCACCACGATGACGTTCACCACATAAAGCGTTTCGCTGTCTACGACTGCCGCTCTCACCGGATGCCCTCAGATTAGGTAGCCCGAGGGGCTACCATATCAAGCAATGCGGATGATCGCGTTCGCTGCATCCGCCGTCGGAAAGATGACCGTGAAGTCACCGGCCGAAGCCGTCTTATCCGAACCAAAGTCCAGAACAACAACCGACGGATTCGTGTAGGTGTGCGCCGGGGTGGTGTTATAGATCAGCGCACCACGGGCCGTGAACGAAGCGGTTGCCCAGACTTCGTCAGCAAAATCCGTGAAAGCCGTCGTGCCGGAGCTCGTCGGGTTTACGTTGGCGAGCGCCTGACCACCGGCGACATATGCCGTACCAGCGGTGTTGGTCGTCTCGCCGGAGGTGGTGTAGGCCGTTGTGGCAGCGGTCAGCGTGGCCGAGTTGGTGTACAGGGCCATGTAGAAAATGTCGCCCCCGGAGGAGCGGAAATCGTGAGCGCCTTCCAGCAACTGCTGCTTGAAAGACGTACACATGAAGTTGCCAGTAAAAGCCATGTCACGGCCTCCTAAGCAGTTCGGCGAGTTTTGGCTGACCCGCTTCAGTTACAAGGTGATGAACGGTCGTTCTGTCCGACTGAATCGCCCGTTGCATATAGAGTAGAATAACGTGTTCTACCGTATCGCGAAAGGCCACAGCCTGTTCCCGGATCGCCGGGTGCGCACTTTCAGAGACCTGAACAATGCGGTCAGCGGCAAGCTTAGCCCAGAACTCCGGGGGATGCCCACCATTTGAAGTCGTAGCAACGTCCACCTTCATAACAGAGGTGACATTGGGTTCAGTCCAAGCCATCAGGTCGCTCTCACTCTGATCAATCCGTCACGGTAAGCGTCGGTGTTTTCACGTCCTTCGCCGAAGTTCTTCAGGCGACCGATAGCTTCCATGTAACGCTGGTTATAGACATTAAGGACGTCGGCCTCACCCTTCATGAAGGTGTAGGCTTCAAACAGCGTTGCGTAAAGAAGAGCTTCTTCGGCATTGTCCCCAAGCCAAGAGGTGCCGCTCTGAATGATGGAGAGCGGCTTATAGTAATAGTGCAGCTCGACCGCGTAAGCGGCGGCTGGGGTGGGGGACAAGAGGAAGTTGTTCACGTCGAACAGGGCATAGTACTTCGGCACACCCTGCGTCCCCGTCGGGTTGTACTCCTGCAGATACTCGACGTCCTTGTTGAGAAGGAACTGCTTCGAGCCTCCGGATGTGACTGACAGAGAGAATGGCGAGAGGAAGTCGGAGGGGACAGCCAGGTACTGGTTGCCCGTTGTGGTAAACCCGCTCTGGTTCTTGCGAAAGACATCCAGATCGACAGAGAACAAGATCCGTTCTTCCGCATTCTGGATGAACTGGTTGATGTTCGCGTTGAATGTGGTCTCGTCGTTTTGGGTCCAGTCCTTCACGGCCTGAACGAGGGTGGCGTATGTCCAAGCCATCAGGTGGTCACCCTTACAATGCCGACCTGCGTGATGGCCTGGATAAGGTCATTCTGCAGGAAGGGGAAAATAGATGTCCCAACCGGTACGTCCATAGGCTCAATACGATCCGGACGAGGTTGATACAAAGCCTGCGGCTCCGGCGGGGGGTAGGTTGGATCAAGCTGCGGGTGCTTGGGTTCCCAGCACTCGATGCATGTCCTAAAGCCCGTCCACTCCATGCGGAGCGTGGTATAGGGATACATCATCCCGCAGCGGTCGCATATAGCCTTAGAGTATGCGCCATTCGCATAACGTGCCATCAGACCACCCGATAGAAGTCTCGGACAGGGGTAAGCTGCAGCGGAGCGCGGTCACGATCTTCCTGTGCCGCCCGCTCAAACTCCTCGTCGTAAACAGCCTCCAAAAGAGCGACCCGGTCCGGGGCTTTCTTCATGGCGATGTAGTAGGCGAGGCCCGCCGCGAGGCAGGGGTAGAAGCGGAAGGGGATCTGCAGGGTATTAACACCTGCGCCCGCATCGTCCATCCG